TCCTGCAATTTATAAAGAAGTTAATGTTAGTCAAAAATTCTTTAAGAATTTAAAGACTACTGAAATGAAATTTGATAGTGCCAAATGCTTATTAGGTGTTAAAAAGATTGGTATTGATTCAAAAGGAATGATTGATCTTGCTAAAGAAGCTAAATCAATAGAGAAAGGAAGAGGTAATACAGGTTTTCCGACAATTGCTTCTCAAGATACGGTAATGATTATAAAACATTCACCTAAAACATTTAAAGTCCAAATAAAAGCAAATGATTCTACAAAATTTTCTAATTTAAAATGGGAACCAACTGAACAGGGTAGAGGTGCTGCTAGAATGGGTAAGGCAACCAGAGAATTGGTCTTTGATCTTATGAGAGATTATGATATTTACAAATATTGGAAACCTTATAGTACTAAGAATAAGACTAATCCAGAAGAATATCAAAGTTATCCCTATAATATAGATGAATTTTGTGGACCAACACTTAGAAATGCACCTGATCAAGGATATGACCAAAATTTTAATTTAAAAGAGCCGTGGAGTAGAAGCAAGCCACACTACCCGCCAATCTCTGCGCTTCAAAAGTGGGCTGACGCTAAAGGTTTAAATGTTTACGCGGTTCAATCTGCTATTGGTCGTAAAGGTACTCCTTTAATACCGTTCTTTAAAATTGCAATTAAAAATAACGAAGCAGAAAAGAAACTGTTATTACAAAAAACGGGTATTAAGATAGAAGCACAATGGCGAGCTGGTCGTCGTGGAAGCTTTGGAAAGAAATTATAAATGGCTAACTTTACAAATATAAGAAATGAAATTGGAAATAATCTTGCGAACATTACGAGCCTAAGTGTATTTAAGTTTGTCCCTGATTCTGTTGAGCCTCCTACTGCGGTAGTAGGTGTAATGGACACTATTACTTATGACGAATCAATGTCGCGTGGTGCTGATAAATATTCTGTACCCGTCTATCTTTACGTATCTAGGGTTGACGCTCAAGATAGTCAAGAAACACTTGACGGCTTTCTTGTTTCGTCTGGAGCTAACTCTGTTAAAGCTCAAATTGAAAGCGATACAACGTTGAACGGGGAAGCCCAATCTGTTAGAGTTGTAAGTGCTGGTAATTATGGTGTGTATGAAATAAACAACATTAATTACTTAGGCGTAGAATTTATTGTTGAGGTAATTGCTTAATGAAATATTTAATAAAAGAAACTCTTATGACTGGTGGAAAAGTGCTGGAAGCTGGTTCTATTGTTGACGCTAAAGACATACCTAAAAAGTCTGTGAAGTGGTTGCTTGACCAAGAAATTATTGTAAAGGTTGATAAAAAATTACAAGAGAAAATTTTACAAGAGGAAAAATTTGACGACATTGATACTGAGTTCGAGGAAGTTTTAGAGGAGGAATAATGGGTTATGGTAAGACAGGTGGTCGTGGTGGTTCTAGTAGGCGTAGGCGTAGGCGTGGCTCTCGTAGGCGAGGTAGGTACTAATGGCTTTTAAACACGGTAAAGATACAAAGATATTTTTTGATAATAATGATTTTTCACAATACTTTAATCAAGCTGATACAACTCTTTCTAGCGACGTTGCTGAATCAACTACATTTGGTAAAGCAAGCAAAACTTATATAGCTGGTAATTTAGACGGTACTGTTTCTCTTGGTGGGTTTTTTGACGCAACGGCTGACGCTACTACTAACACTTTGTTAGGTGGTGCAGACTTTGTTTTTTGTATGGGGATAGACGGCGTTGACGCTACTGACGGTGTTGTGTTTGGTAATTCAAATATAACTTCCTACGGTAAGTCCTCGCCCGTTGGCGACATTGTCGCTTCCTCAATAGATGTCCAAGCTGACGGCGGGTTGTTCGCTGGTAATGTACTTGAAAATGCTACATACACCGCAACAACTTCTGGTACGGCTCGTGATTATGGCGCTTCTACTGGCGACGGTGGTGGAGCTTTTATAATCGTAACTTCGGCAAGTGGAAGCACCCCGACGTTAGACGTAAAGATAACACATAGCGCTGACAATACAACGTATGCTGATTTGGTTGCTTTTACACAAGTAACTACTTCTGCTGGAGCTGAGTTCAAATCGGTTGCTAAAGGAACTACCGTTAATCGTTATTTGAAAGTTGTAGCGACACTTGGTGGGACAAGTCCTAACTACAATGTTATAATTGGTTTCGGTAGAAATAATTAAGAGGAGAATATATGGCTTTTACACACGGTAAGGATTCTGTTTTTAAACTAGACAATGCGTCTGGTTCATTAACTGATATTTCAACTTACGTTAACAATGTGGACTTTCCTGCAACAAGTGATATTGCTGAAACAACTACACTTGGTGCTGGTTCTAAGACTTATATTGTAGGTTTAAAGGACGCGACAATTTCCTTTGCTGGACTTTGGGACGCGACTTTTGACGCTATTGCTGGCGTGGTTCGTGGACAATCTGCAACATTAAGTTTTGAATATAGCCCTGAGGGTACTGCTTCTGGGAAAGTTAAATATACTGGCGAAGCGGTTATGACCAATTACGCGGTATCAAGTCCTGTGGGCGACGTGGTAGCTTACTCTTGTGATTTACAAGTAAGTGGCGACGTAACTCGTGGTACACATTAATAGTTAAACTGAAAGAACACAATGAAATATTTAGACATAAATGAAATTAATAATTTACCTGACGTTCCAGTTGAGGAAGTCGAAATTCCTGAGTGGAAAGTCAAAGTAAAGATAAAAGGTTTATCAAAGAAAATGCAAGTTGAACTTGCTCGTATTTCTAGCGCTGATTCTACCGACGCTTTTGATTATCAAAAAGCTTTATTACAAGCAAGTGTTGTTGAACCTAAGCTAGACGATAAAGCTATTGAAAGTCTTTACGAAAAAGACGCTACTGTTCTTGATAATCTTTTTGTCCAGATAGCAAATTTAAATGGTATTGGCGGTGATGTTCAAGAGGAAATCTTGAACGAATTTCAAGAGTAATAACGAACTCGCTTTCAAATTTAGATTAGCCCGCGACTTACGTATGACGGTGGGGGAATTATCTACTACAATGTCCTCATACGAGTTTTCTCAATGGGTTGCTTATTACCTATGGGAACAAGAGGAGCAAAATAAACAAATTGCTTTGGCTCAAGCTGAAGCGAAAAAGAGGTCAAATAGATAATGGGTGCTGGTGCTGATTTAATAATAAGGATAGCTACTAAGGGTGCAACCTTAGCAAAAGCTCAATTAAATAAATTGGGCAAAGAGGGTGGCGTTCTTGGTGGAAAAATGGGCAAGCTGGCGAAAGTCGGACTTGGTGCGGTTGCCGTTGGTATGGTTGGTCTTGCAAAAGGTGCAAGCGCGTCTATAAAAGCTTTTACTGGTTTTGAGGATAAGTTAACTCAATCACTTGCAATTATGCAAACAACTACGGCTCAACAAGAAGCTATGGCGAAAACGGCAAGAGAAGTTGCTATGGAAACTACAATAGGCGCTACTGAATCTGCTGAAGCTTATTTCTTTCTTGCTTCTGCTGGTCTTGACGCCGAACAATCTATTTCTGCTTTACCTCAGGTTGCAAAGTTTGCTCAAGCTGGTATGTTTGATATGGCTACTGCTACTGACCTCGCAACTGACGCACAATCTGCACTTGGTCTTACTGTAAAAGACGCTCAAGTAAACTTAAAAAACTTAACTAGGGTAACTGACGTTCTTGTTAAGGCGAACACTCTTGCTAACGCTACCGTGCAACAATTCTCAGAAGCTCTTACTAACAAAGCGGGTTCTGCACTTAAAATTACAAACAAATCAATCGAGGAAGGTGTTGCGGTACTTTCTGCTTTTGCTGATAGAGGTGTTAAAGGTGCTGAAGCTGGCGAAAAACTTAATCAACTTTTAAGAGATGTAACTAGGGCGGTAGGTAAAAATGCTGACGAATTTAAGAAAGCTAATATACAAGTTGTTGATAATGAAGGCAACCTTAAGAACTTAGCTGACGTTATTGCTGAACTTGATAAGGGTATGTCTGGTCTTTCTGACCAACAAAAAGCGGTATTACTTGACCAACTTGGTTTGAATAGAGGTGTTGCCGACGCAGTAAAAATTCTTTCTGGTGCTGAGGAACAAATTAAAGCATATCAAGAGGAATTAGAAAATGCTGGTGGAACTACCGAAATGGTTGCGGAAAAACAATTAGAAAGTTTAAAAGCTCAAACAGAAATTTTACAAAACACCGTAGGTAACTTAGCAATAATTATCGGTGGCGAGTTGGTTCCTGCTATTAAAGATATGATACCGTTCTTTCAAACTGCTACTGAAAGACTTATTAAATTTCAAGAGCGACAAAAAGACGCGGAGGACGGCGGTAAGAAATTTAAATTAGCCTTAATAGGTATCGTTGCTATTCTGGGACCTTTAGCTCCCGTTGCAACTGCGGTTGGAATTGCTATTGCTGGTATTGTAAAAATAATTGGTAAAGGTAATGAGGAATTTAGACGAAATCAAGAAATAAGTCATCGTACCGTAGATGTTTATAGACGTATGAGAAATCAGTTTCACGATACTACGGAGGAAGCTGGAAGTTTTGTTGACGAAACTGTAAAGCTTGAGGACGTTCTTGACGGAACTAATTTTACTGTTGACGAACTTACTACCTTACTTGACGAAAACGGAATCGCTTTAGACGAAAATGCAAAAGAAGCTCTTAAAACTGCTGAAGCTTACGAGGATAGTTTGCTCTCTGGTATTGAATCTGTTGTTAATGCTCTTGAAGCACTTGAAAGCAAACAAGAAAGAATTAATAAACAAGAGGAACGTCGTAATAAAGCTCTAACTAAAAGAACTAAAGCTGAGGAAAATGAAGCTCAAGCTATTGCTGAATTAGAAAAAGCAAAAGAGCGTGCTAATGAAGTTTCTGGTCTTGGTGCAAAAGTAACTCTTGAGGAGGAACTTGCAATCATTAGACAAGAGCAAGCCATAAATGATTTAACTGAAGCTCAAGACGGTTCTAGAGCTATGGAACTTGAATTACAACTTGCTAAAAAGGAATTAATAAGTTTACAAGAATCATCTATTGCATTAAGCGACGAGGAAGTTGACGCACTTAGGGAAGTCGAACGGGCAGAACAAAATGTTATTAGCGCTGAGGAAAAACGTAAGGAAGCCGTCGAAAGACTTAACGACGAACAAGATAGGCTTAATAAACTAACTGAACAATCTTTAAAAAATACTTTGGAATATGCAATACTACAAAATGATTTGAACGAAGCTCTTGAGGGTTTTGGTAAAGGTACTAAAGGTTATCAAGACGCTTTAGAAAAAATGGCTGAGCTTACTGGTGTCAAAGTCGGGGAAATGATGTCAATGTATGACGCTCTCTTTGCAAAAGCTACTTCTGTTGGTTTAGATACTGGAGCTGGCTCTACTTCATCTACTACTACTGGTTCTGGCGCTAGTGGTGGCGGTGGAGGTGGAACTAAGTTTCCAAGCCCAGTTGCTACTAGTGGTGGTGGTGGTGTTCCGCCAAGTCAAAGGGCTGACTTATTAGCAAGAATTGGCGAACCTATGATAGTTATAAATAATAATGCTGGAACTATTATTGGCTCTGACGACGAGTTCGTCGAACAAACTGCTAAAGCTTTTGAAAAAGCTACTATACGTGGTGTGGTGCTTAGGTAATGTCTATTGCTTTTGATAGTAATGTTGATTTAATTGTTGAAGTTGGTTTTGATTCTAATCCATTTGACGATACACAATCTTTTACTGACATAAGTTCTTATGTAAGAAGCTTTGCTACTAAGCGTGGACGTACTAATGAACTTGGACAATTTGTTGCTGGTACTTGTTCTCTAGTTTTGTCAAACGCTGACAATAGGTTTAATCCAACAAATACTTCTAGTCCTTACTATGATTCGTCTAATTCAATTACAAAGATACAACCGTTTAAAGTAGTAAGAATTTCTGCTATTTACGATTCAACTACATTTCGTATTTATCAAGGTTTTCTTGATACTGTCCCTGTAAGCTTTCCAGCATTGGGCAGTGATTCGGTTGTTCAATTTAATTGTGTTGACGCCTTTAAAATTTTTAATGGGCAGACGCTTGAATCGTCGGGCTGGATTTTAGGTACTGGTGGTTTTTCTGAGTTAGGTGTTTCTACTACATTAGCTTATGAGGACGAAACTGAGTTAAGCTCTGCTCGTATAACTCGTATATTAAATACAATTCAATTCCCTAGTTCTTTGCGTGATATTAATACTGGTGTTCATCAAGTCATTGGTCAAGATGTTAATAACAATGTATTGTCCTCACTTCGTCAATGTGAGGTTGCTGAGAACGCACAATTCTTTATTGCTAAAGACGGTAAAGCTACTTTTAGAAATAGGGATTACAAATTGTCAAATGCAAAAGCTACAACTGTTCAAGCTTCATTTTCTAATGACGGTTCTAATCTACCATATACCGACGTTAAAACTTCTTTTGACGTTAACGAGGTGCGAAACGTTTATAAGTGGACTAGGTCTGGTGGTACTGAGCAAAGTGTTAGCGACGCAACTTCTGTCCAACGTTATCGTCCACGCACAAGCACTCAAACTACTATAAATACTTCTGATAGTGAAGTTCTTTCAATTATTGAACAAAAACTTAATGAAACTGCTTTACCTATTGTTCGTATTGATTCTCTTGTTATTAATCCTCGTCAAGATGTAAACATTTGGGATAAAGCTTTAGGCTTAGAATTTGGCGATAGAATCTCGGTTAAGATAGTAAATCCTGACACTTCCAGCTATACTGATGAATTATGGATTGAAAGTATTAGCCATAGTGTTAATGCAAGTTCTCAGAGCTGGGTATGGTCGCTTACTCTAAGTCCTGCTGGTTCGTCTGGCTGGGTTCTTGGTCAAGCTAAACTTGGCGAGGGAACACGATTAGTTTATACATAAGGAGCATAAATGGGACAAGGTTTTAAAGTTTGGTCAACGGGTGATTTAGTTAACGCTAGTGATTTTAATAATTATATACAAGAACAAGTTGTTATGGTTTTTGCTGACGCTTCTGCTAGGAACTCAGCTATTTCTAGTCCTGAGGAGGGAATGTTTGCATTTCTTAAGGACACAAATACTTTAACATTTTACGACGGTAGCTCTTGGGCTTCATTTATAGGCGAGGGCGATATTACTGGTATTACTTTAACAACTTCCTCTACTTCTGGTTTAAATGGTGGTGCTACTGCTACGTCTGGTGCTTTCTCATCAACTCTTGTTCAAGCTCCTGATAGGGCAACTTCTGGTACTGTTGCAAGTGCTGACATACTTGTCTTTGCGGACGCTGACGATAGTAATAATTTGAAAAAGACAACGGCTGGCGATATTGCAAATTTAGCTGGCGGTGTTAGTCTTGGTTTAGTATTGGCTCTTAGTTAGGAAAGGATTTTAAATGGCTGACACATTACATTCTGTTCAAGGGGTACTTGGTACTTCTGCTGGCGATATTGTTGACGCGGTTCCAAGCTCTACAACTGAAACTGTAATAGGTATTTTGGTATCTAACGTTAGTAGTTCTAGTGCTGATGTAACTATTGATTTAAGTGTAACTAAATCTGGTGGAACTCTTAGACATATTTTGAATAACGTTTCACTTCCATTTGGAACAACCATTGAAATAACAACAAAGATAACATTGGAAACGGGCGACAAGCTTCAGGGTTTGTGTTCTGCTTCCTCTAGTGCGGAATATAACGTATCATTTTTGCGACAAACTTAAGGAGGTTAATTAATGGCTTACTTAGGAACGCAACCAAATGACGTTGTAGATAACAAAGGTTTATACACACCAAATCAAATACGTGAACTTGTCAAAGACGGTAATTGGTCTGGCTCGTTGGAGTTTATTCTTGAAACTACTGCAAGTTCTAGCACAATAGATATTGTTGATAAATTTTCTGATTACAAAACACATTTTATTCAATTAATTAATCTTGTTCCAACTACTCAAACTGAGTTTGGAATTAAATTTTCTAATGATAGTGGAAGTTCTTACGAAAGTTCTAGTTATGCTTTTACTAATTATAGAGTATATGCAAACAACAGTTCAGGCGAAAGAAAAAGCAACTCTCAAAGTTCAATTAGGTTAGGTGGGGACGTTTTGACTAACTCTGAAT